TAGCCGCTTGGCATTGAGATAGGCTTCGACGGCTGGCTTCAGCACGCCGCTGGTTTCGTACATCCAGTATTTGGGGGCGTCGGGATGGTCGGGCGGCAACAGTTCAGGCATGTTCCGGTTTCCTCACGACACTTGCTCATCTCGTTCGCGTGTCTCATAAGTACTTCTCCCATTTCCTCGCTTTTAAGCTCGTAAACTGCGCTCTTCCACCACTGCTTCTCGTGCCGTCATAGACTCCCTGCGCCGTCGGCCGCGATCCAGCTCTACCTGTATCAGGGTGCGGAGCGCCTCATGCATGTGGACTAGGGTGCGGCGCATCTCGTCCAGGCGCCCCTGCATGGTCTCGATCTCGTGCTGCATCCCCGGGATTGTCGCCTCGATGCACTTGTTCATTTCCTGCACATCTTTCATGAGCACTTCTCCCATTTCCTCAGTAAGAATTGCCAAGGAAAGCCCGATTATATTGCAAAAATATTCTTACAATACCGTCCCGATTAAGCTTGGAGCGTCGGGGTCGGGATCGAACCGCCCTCTTCGGTGAGGTTACGCACCGCTGTTTCGCCCTGAATACTACCGACGCGCTCTCCCCGCACCATCCTGGCCCCGGCTTCGGCAATCGCCGAGTAGGGAAGCACCGGCACGGTGAGGCGCGCGCGGGCCGCAGGATTGGTGAAGTAAATGTATCGCAGCTGGAAACCGGGCAGCGGTTTGTAGCCCAGCCGCTTGTAATGGTCCATGTCCGCGCCGCCGCGATATTCGGTGGCGCGCGAAACGGCCTGGATCTTGCGCATGCTGGTCCGCTCCCCGATGTTCGAAATCACCGTGCCATCCGGCCCCTGCCACAGCGTGGTGTTGCGCTTGATGCGCGTTAGCAGGAAGCCCGCCGCCCGGTAGATCGTACCGTCGCCGCACTGCGTGGCGTCGGCGAAGCTCACGATCCATTCCACCTGCCGATACTGCCGCCGGATCAGCCGCAGCGCCACGCCGAGAGCGCGCGACTCGGAATTGCGCGGCAGGTTGTCGCTGAAGGCCAGCCGGTTCAATTCCAGGAAGCCGTTCCAGGCCGTGCCCTCAACCAGGCCCAACAGCTTGCGGCGGTCGAGCGAAGGGCCGAATTGCATTGCGCCCTCCAGGCGCGTGCCCAGGTAGACGCCCAGATGCAGCTGCGAATTGACGACCACCTTGTGCGAGTAGTGCAGCTTGCGCATCAGATCGTTGGCGTCGCGCGCCGGGATCGGAGCCACGCGGATGTCTTTAGCGTTCATGACATCTCCACCGGCTGGTACAACTCGATGCCCCGGATTTCATCCCGCCCCCGGAAGACCAACTCGAGCCAGATGGGCGGCTTGCGCACGCAGGGCCGGAAGGCCAGCCGGATGGTCGCGGGCGGCGAGAGAGCGCCGACCACGCATTGGTAGGTCTTGCCGTCGCGCTCAAATTCCACGATCATTGGCCTTCCTGCGCTAGTTCCAAGTACGTCTCGCAGATCCGCGTCAAGGCATTGCCGTTGGCATTGTCGTTCAGCGATTCGCCGAACGGCCCATAGGCTTTGGCTGCGCTCACCGCGGCTTGCACGATCTTGACCTGCTCATCATGCAGCGTGAAGGTTACTTGCTGGTACGGGGCCCGATCGCCTTCCGGCAGCACCGGATATCCGGCCTCGGCCACCTCGCGCATCAGCCCGTCCAGCTCGTTCTGGTCGAAGCCGATCACCGGCATATCGAATCCCAGGTCGCGCAGCTCCAGTAATTCCACGCCCAGCATCTCCTCGTTCCAGCCGGCGTTCATGGCCAGCTTGTTATCCGCCAGCACATAGGCCCGCTTTTTGGCCTCGCTCCAGCCCCGCGCCACCATCACCGGAGCTTCCGGGTAGCCGTTGATCTCGGCCGCCTGCACCCTGGCGTGGCCCGCGATAATCATGCCGGCCTCGTCGGCCAGAACCGGAATCGTCCAGCCCCACTCCCGCATCGACGCCGCGATCTGGCGGATCTGCTCCGGCGTGTGCGTCCGCGCATTGCGCGCGTAGGGGATCAGCCGCGACAGCGGCCACCGCTCCACCTGATCTGCGGGCCAATCAGTCATTTCGCGCCTCGACCTGGAGCATCCATTCGATCGCTTGGATCGTCGCCCATTTGCCGCTCGGGAAAAATTCCGGGCTGTCCACGGCTTCGCGAAGCTGGAGGCAGCACCGCTTCCAGATTTTGGGGTCCGCCAAATCATCTAGCAGCATTCCGTCGCCATGCACCGCCCGGGCCCACCTGCGCAGCCCGTCCTGCGTTTTCACAAGGAGTTCGGTAATCTTCATTTCGCCCGCCGCCCTACGCTCGGAAACTGCTTGAGCCGGGCGACGCGCTCGAGCTCGGCCTCAAATTCGGGATCTGCTGTGTAGCTCGTCGCCCGCTTCGGCGGCGCTTCCGGGGCAGGGGTCTGGTGCGGAAACCCGCTCTGGTAGATCTCGCTGTACGCCTCCACGCCATCCTTGGGCTTGAACCGCGAACAGTAGACGGCGCGGATCTCGCCCACTCCCGGCCAGCGGGTGTACAGCTTAAGCGCCCGCTCTACCAGCCAGTCCAGTTGTTCTTCGGTATCGACGAGCTGCATCAGAACCCAGACCAAGGCGCTGCGCGTGTCGGGATCGCCGGGGAAGAAGGCCATCAAGGCAAGTTTGCTGACGCCCTGGGCGGCGGATTCCGGGGTGAGGTTCATAATTCCTTCCTGAACAGTGGAGTACCTATAAACAACGGCCTTTCGGGCCCTTCCATAATCTTTGCCAGTATGGACTGATATGCCCCGAATTGATCTTGGTGCGCTTTCCTGAACTCCGAAGATTCCAGCTTCTGGTTGCAATCAGAGCAGACCGGCCATGTCTCAGCCGGCTTGTTCTTTTTTCGGCTATACCAATGATCAATTACAAACTCGGACAGCTTCGCCCCGTGCTCGTCGAGGATTCTCGTGGATTCACAGCACGGGCAAATGCCGTGGCGGCGCTCATGTAGGCATTTGATGTGCAGTTCCAAAGTTTCGCTGGACACTTCAACTCGCCGGAATGCCTGCGTCTTCTTGACCTCGATTACATCGTTCTGCGTGGATAGAACGATCCGCTTGGTCTCTTGCGTCGTCTGGGCGATCCTGTTCAGCCCAACCTGAAGCTCGTCGAACCTGGAGGCTAGCCGGGTTTCGGCCCGCATCACCGTAGCTTCGAATAGCTCAATCTGAGCATCAATCACGGTGGTAACTAACGACTGCTGCTTCGGTACCGCGAACCCGCGTTTGTACATCATGAACACTTTGACCAGGAGCAATCTAAATTCTGCTGCGCGAGGGGTTCTCGTGTTGGCGCAGACTAGATAAGCCTGCGGTTCATTTAGCCAATAAGTTTTGCTAGGGCGCCCACCGCTCGGGCCGGAGGTTTCCGTCGCTACCACGGAAACCTGTCCTAGCTTTGCGAGATCGGATAGCAATGTCTGAATCAAGCCCCTGATCTCGTGTACGTCTTTGTAGCCCAGGCCCGTCGCCAGGTCCAAATCACGAATCCTGGGCTCGTCGTTGATTACGCGGGTCAGCTCAAAAAGCACCTTTAGCTGAGAGTCCATTTCACGAGCCTGCCTTTCGTCCGTACGTCGCGTAGTACCGCGCCAGCACTTCGCGTTGCATGTCTTTCCTTGGAGGGAGAGCGGCGCGGCCACGCGCCGTAGGTTCAATTAAGTAAGGTTCATATAAGGACCGGGAGTTAAGAAGTGCCAACTTGGCACCTCCAGAAGTGTCAATTTGGCACTTCTTGATTTCATAATTGTTGGCCTTTCTTCGGCCGCGCTTCACCTCGATTAGCCCGGCGCCGCGCAGTTCTTTCAATTTCCGAATGACCGTGCGCCGGCTGCTGCCCAGTTCCTTGGCTAGGGTTGTCTCTCTGGGGTTGCATTGCCCCGTCGTTTTGTTGCGGTGCTCCAGCAGCTGGGCCAGCAGTAACCGGGCTGTCAACGAAATTCGGTTGTCAGCGATCAACTCTTTCGTTATGATGAGGACAGGTTGTCGGTCCATGGGCACCTCCTTCAAGTGGAACCTGTGGGCTGTCTGTCGGTATGTGATTGCCTGGGGCGCAGCTTCGATCTGCGCCCCTTAATTTTTTAGGGCGACCGCTCGTGCTGCGCGAGGAAATCGCACAGCTGATCCACCGTTTCCACAACCACAATCGGAAGCCGGTATTGCGCCTTGAGAAGCGCGATCTGGACCTGTTGATCGCTAGAGAGTTCGCCGCCCGGGCGCTTCACCTCCAGCAGAAAATTACGATGAAACTCATGCAGGCAGGCCCAGTCGGGCATGCCCTTCTTGACACCGTGGATGTGCCGCCTCCCGTCGAGGGTTTGGAATACCCCGGCATGGAGCCGCACCGGCATGTAGGAGTGCAGCTGCAGAATCGTCATGCAGCCGGCCTCTACGTCATTCTCGGAGATCGCGGGCGGCGTCAGGCGGAAGGGCCGCGGATCGACCGGAGAGCGCGGGCGGCGTGGCGGCTG